GTTTGCGGTTACTGACTGGGCGGCTTCTACCGTTTCGGCGGTTGAAGCGTCTTTGACGGTGTCTTCCACTTCGTCTTCTCCTTCTGTTGGTTGTGCTTCAGGTTCGATTGTCGAATCTGAAATTTCTGTTTCGCCTTCTGTCGCTGCTACTTCTGCAACGCGTGCTGATCGAATGGCAGGTTCTGACGTTAATGCAACACCAGTCATTTCACCCTTCAAAATTCGCACTGTTCCGTCTTTCAATGTTTCGTATTCGTCAAAATAAACTTCAACGCTGAAACCGTCGCGCAAACCTTCAGCTGCTTCGACCAATGCGTCATTTCCCGCAGTTGTTTCAGCAATTTTGAATGTTGCGTCAATGCCCTGATCGGTTGATTGAATTGAAAGTGTTTTGCCAATGCGACGTGTGCGGTCGTGTTCAAGATTAAGAAGCACCGGGATCGCTTCAATTGAATTCTTCGCAAACTGCACTTTACCTATTGACGCGTTGCCAGTTTCTTCGAATGTAACAATGCGCCCTGTGATTGTGCGACTGTTTGAATCGGCAGCCGTGATTGCAATGGGTGTGATCAGTTTTTTCATAGCAGCATGTCTTCTTCCTCGCGTATTTCTTCGATCGACATTGCGCCGATTCGATTTAAGATTTCATAGACCTGCGCGCGTTCGTAAGGATTGCCACGAAGGAAATCGTCTAAATCAAACAACACGCGATTTCCTGCTGGGGTGAAATCCGCAAAAGATAACCTTTGCTCAATGATTGACATGTAATTTCTAAATGCAAAATCAACCAGGTCGCGACGCTTATCAAGTGCGTTTGAATAAGTAAATGAAGATTGTTGCGAATCTGTAAAGTACGCAGGCAAACCGCATGCGCGTGATAATTCAAGCGCAACGTAATTGCGGGCTTCATTCAGCTGCAAATTCTTTGGGTCATAACCAATTGTTTCAAGTGTTACGTCAGCGTTTAAGAATGCGGTTGATTTGTTGCTGCGGGCAGTCCGCCATGATGAAAGCAATTTTGCAACGCGGTCTGCTGGAAGTGATGTGCCATTTGATTTCAAAACCATTTGCGGTATTGGTTCATTGGCAAAATTCATTGAAGCCTTTTCAAGTGCGGCAGCCGCCTTAATTGTGCGACCTGCGCGTGCAAGCAAACCTTCTTGCGTGTTTGGAAAAACAACCAGGTTTGTGGGGTCTACGGGCGTGCCGTCGATTTCGTAAGAATCAATTTCTGTGCCGTTAGCGTTTGTCGTAATTGAAACGCGCTCAGGTGCAACACGTTCCATTGCACGAATTTTTCCTGTGTCCGCATACCGTTCCATAACGTACCCATAGGCAGAATTATGGAAAAATAAATCTGAAATAATCCACGCCCAAAATGTTGAACCTGGGATTCGTGGGTCAGGCTGATTGATAACGCGCGGTTGCGTTACCTTTTCGCCCGTCGCTTCATTGCGCGTGTGCATTGGCAATGATGAAATTGTTTGAATGATTCCCAGGGCGCGCGCAACTGTTGGCACGCTCATTGCTTCAGCGCGGTTGGCATTTTGTATGCCGTAAAGGAAGAAATTATTATTTTCAGTGAAGTATGGTGCAAGTGAAGCGTCAACGTCCAAAGGCGCAGCTGGAACGGCAGCCGCAACCTTTGGCACAAATAGATCAAATAAACCCATGCCCGAATTGTGTCAGGCTTATACGATCAACCAACCATGATGTCAAGATCATTCTCTGGGCGTGTCGCGAAGTGTGTCGCAAGTGCAACTGCCACTGCCCCGCAAACGACCGATTGTGACGCCCTGCGCCCAATGACCCACCCGCCGTCCCCACGACGCAATTGCACCGCTGCCAAAACTTCTTCGGATAACTGGCTTTGCCCACGGTGCTTCAGGCGACCGCTATTGATCGCCGACAACATTTCGTCGCATGCCTGCGGGTAGACGCCGTCCATGTCGAAAATGGGAATGCCTGCGGGTGCAAGGCGCGCGGCTACGGCTGCACTGGTTTTCCGACTGTAAAGCACGTATTCGGTTGGATACTTTCGGGCGTAATCTGCAAGGTCATTGGCAATTGCCTTGTCGTCCAACTGAAGATCGTTTTGCCAGGTATGGAGCAACTTCACCACGAACTGTTCATTGGCAATTTTCTGCGCGCCCACCAAACTGGCATGGCGTCTATCGGGCGAAAGGTCGATTGCCAGCCAGGTCAATTTGTCAATGTCTAAATCAGCTGCTTTGTCTAAGCAATTACCCCATGAAGCAGAATCGACCGCGCTATTGATCGCGACAACCCAGCGGCACAACACTTCAGTCATGACCACGTCGGCAGGGTCGTTCAATACGCTTTTGATATTGTCTGCGTGAATCAGTGTGCCCATTGAAGGATTGGCGTGGCGTGCATTTTCTACGCTGATTTCGTCGGTGGGTGCTGACCATTCAAAATAGCCAATGTCGTCTTCGACCCCTGCAATGCTTGCCAACGCTCGTTCACGAAACTGGTTCAACACGACGCTGCTGGAATCGCCCGCGTTTGTGTACGCCATGACCATGGGATTTGCCGCAGCCATGAGGGTATAGCGAAGCGACGCAAAACTTTCAATGTCATTCATTTCGCGTAATTCGTCCAGGTGAATCGTCGAAGGTCGGGAAACACCACGGGCAGCCGAACCGCCTGCACGCACAATAAACCTGTTCCCTGTCATTGTCTCGATTTCCTCGCCGCCATGTTGCCAGCGAATCTTCTTAACCTGTTTGGCTAGGTTGTCATTGCCTTCGATCATCTGAACCATTGCCCTGAATTGTTCAAGCGACGTTGACAAGCGGTGCGCCGAACCTATTTGCAGATTTTCGTCCCATAGGAAAAGCCCGCCCAGAATTCTTATCAGCTGCAAAAACGATTTGCCATTCTGACGTGCAACCACGATCGTGTTGACTGGGCTTGCCCACCGTCCGTCAGGCTTAACTTTGTGGGTGTGGATAAGTGCGAATTTCTGCCATTCCATGAGATCGATCTTCAAACTGGTCGCCAAGTCGATCAATTCACCCCCGCGTGAGGGTAAATCGTTCAGTGGTGTGTAAATTCGTGGGGTTTGTACGCCTAATAGCGGGATTTGTAGGTCTGCGTCCCTACCCAAAACCGATTCAGAACTGTTGAGGGCTTCTACGGGCGTTTGGTGACCTTTTGAGGGCTTCTCAGTCGTTTTCATGGCTTCTCGAATCGTTTGGTGGGGAAATTAAACCAGGAAGGGTCAGGGGTGGTTTGAGTGTGTTAAAAAAACGCCCCCCTTTGGCAGAATTGCATTTTGTGCATAGACATTGCAAATTCCATTCATCATCAGTACCACCAGCACTTCTCGGGATAATGTGATCGACTGAATTGCCTTCCATGCCACACATCTGGCAAGTGTAACCGTCACGTTCACGGATACGCTTAGCGATTCGTTTCCATTGGCTTGTGCTGCCATTGTCCTTCAATGCACTGCTCATCAGTACCAGTTCCTTTGCTGATGAAACGCCCACGCTTTGCATGATGTCTCGTAACGAATTGTTATGTATCGCAATGAAGCGTCTATCTGTCTGAATGGGTCAAGGTCACGATAGTGCTTCGATCTCATTTGCCCTAAGCCGTAATGACTGCCATTGCGTGCAGTGTATGACCACCGTGATTCTTTTGTGATTATCTTATTGAAACACTGAAATTCTTTATAGTCCAGAATTCTTGAATGTGCATAAAGTTTTAAATGATCTATTGAATAGTTTGCTGATTCAGCTGCTGGAATGCTTATTGTTGAAAGCATTGCCGTTATGGCATAAACCTTGCCCATTAGATCGATTCGCCCTCGCGCGCTCACCGCCTCAGCGGCGCGCTTCAAGCGATTAGATCGTACCGCGCCTGTCAAGTAAATGAATAACTTACGCATGGCGTTGGGCGTGTCCCACAACCTTTTGCACCCTGTGTATAACTTCTGTGGATAACTCATAGGTGCAACCTATCTTCGCACTTCTTGCAAAACCAAACAACCAACCCGTCATCACGGTCGTATTCATTGACCATTGTGTCGTCGTCGCAATGGCTGCAATTCATAACACCGCCGAAGCCGCTGAAACTGTAAATCTTGCCGTCGGTTGCTTTGTAAATGTCTTTTGGATTGATCACTGGTGACCCCACCCTTCGCCTTTGAAGGAAATGCCAAAAGTTGAGTACCTGCGACTCATGTTTGTCCCGCAGCAGATTGGTTGGTTTTCGTCGTGGATTGACTTATCCACTTCAACACGGATTTTGCACACCGTGCATTCAAACTCATAGATTGGCATTTGAAGTCCCTATCTGTGCAACCCCCATGACTTCGCACTTCGTGCATTGGATTACTTCCACACCGTCGGGCAGGTTGTCCGTTATTTTGTGAATCAGCTGCACCGTAATCTTCTTGCATTTTCTGCATTCAAATTGCACTTTGTCCATAGTTGGATTTCCTTAAATTCTCAATTGGTTGAAGATTGATTTGAGTAACCCACCAGTTTGGTTGCTTACTGTGGCGATACTTAGGGCGTTGTGCCATTGCAATGGGAATCCACCCTGCAATGAAGTAGTGGGGCGATTGACCAGTGACCAGCACTGCAATGTCGTTTGGTCTGTCGTACTCATGAACGATCAATTGCCCCGCAACGTATTTAGTCCAGCGCACTTCAATCGCATTGCCTACGTCAGCCTTTGTTTTGAATTTGTTTTCATACGGGTTGAATGGAAGGTCGAAGTATTTGGCAACAACCCATTCGCTACCAATTGCTTCAGCCGATTCAACCAGGTATTCAAACGTTCCCATTTCCTTTTGGTGACGTTGTGGGTTGTCCATGAATTTACGATTATCCACCTGCAATTTGACTGCTGCCAGCATGCAAACGGTTTCTTCTTCGCGGGTCAATGTCATTTTCACCGACACTCACCACACAACCAGGCAAGTTTTTCGCCTGCCTGCCCGATCTTGTAACCGAATGGGTCAAGTTTCAACAACTTCGCACACCCGTCGCATTGCTCGACTTTGTATTCGGCGATTACTTCACCGTTTTGCAGCAGTCTTGCCGTCATGGATTGTGGGTAAATGATTTCCACTAAGTCGCTCATACCTGGGGCTTCCATTTTCCGTCGCTTGCTAGGACATACCAGGCAGGCGCGCATTGCGTTGCCTTTGTGCGTTCAGTGCAGAAATACCCGCCCCAATTCTTTGGTGCGCCTTCGTGGGCTTGCTTCCAAATGCGGTGACCGTGACTGCACTGCGGTGCTTCTTCGATCAATTGCCCGCCTAACGTTTTGGCGATTTCGTCCATTGATGAACCCAATGAAGGAATGCCTGATTGTTCGGCTTCAGCTGCCGTTTTGTAACTAGGCACGTCACCAAACTTTTTTGTCCACGGGTCATAATCGTCAGCCGTAGATTTGGCAACGCTGCTGCTGATTGTTTCAACCTTTTGCATGTCCTGAAGGGTTGGACGCTTGTCCGTACCCAATAGCAAACCAATGCAGCGTCCAATGCTGGACGTGACTGTATCTTCGACAAAAAACTTTTTCATCTGGACGTTGTAGGTTGCCACGTTACCAAATGCATAATCGATCGCTGACGGCTTCTCATCTTCGTACTCTTTGAAGATCAGCGTCTGGACAAGAATAAAACCCTTTTCAGCGTTAAATTCCACAATGTTGTTTTCGATACGCCCTGAAGGGTGTGTCTCCCAAAAACGCTTGATTCGTGTTGCAACGTCTTCGTAGTTGTCCAAGAAGCCAGCCATTAGTTGACCGCCTTATTTGCCGCGTGACGAATCATTGATTTACGTCGTGCCATGCCTTCGCGCTTGCCTTCTTTGAAGCCTTTTGCGTATCCCGCAGCGGCTGAAATCACCATAAGAATGACGACAAGCACTAAACGACCCAGCGTTTGCGGGTCAAGTAGATCAAGTACCATTTTGAATTCTCCCGATTCTAGGCGGTAGGACTACCACCTGACATCAGGGTGACGCATGATTGGCGCGCGGTCAAGAACCTTGCGTGTTTGTCGGCGTGTCTTGGGGCTTTGGCTTTGATTTCAGTCCATTGCCAGCAAGTACCCCACCCAATGAACCAGTCAAGAAAATTGCCAGGGTTTTCAATAGATCGATAAAGGCTGCGTCATTTGGTGCTTGCGCGCTTACTGGTTGCGTAACAAAAATGAGCGCGTAGGTTATTCCAACCGTCACGACTAAAAACACCGCAGCAAGGGTCGAACCAATTATCAAGATCAGCTGCGCGTGGACTTCTTCGGGTGACTTACGGCGTGCGGGTCTGTTCCGATTCAATTCCAAGTAGGTCGTCAGTGCATGTTCCAGTGGGGAGACATTGCGGTTTTTGGCAATGCGCTTTTGACCAGTTGTCGAATTCTTGGCATTCATAACGTGTCCACCCTTGATACCCGCAAGCGGACTGGGTTAGTGCAAGTGCCCAAACCAACCCAGCCGCTGCGAATCGACGGTTCACTTCCCCGTAGAACCGAAGGCTTTGTCGTTTGGGTTCAACCAACGCAAAACGACTGGTGCGACCGCTGCAACGCCTGCCATTGCAAGGGTCTTCGGGTCAGTCACGCCTGCCATGTATAGGGCAAGTGCTGCTGCCATGAATGAACGCGCCCAGGACGCGATCAAGGCTTTGGCTTCGACCATTTTTTTGTCTCCTTCTTTGGCTTCGCTGCCGTTGTAGGTATTTCGATCTTTGGAAATTCTCCCTTATAGGGCACGAACTTTGGAATGCCGAAACCGACAATTTCCTTGCCTTCGCCGTACGAACGAACCTTCACCATGACCATGCCGCCATTGCGTTGGTCGCCTGTCCCGCTGGTGTTGCCTTCGATCGTCAAGCAAGTCTTTGTGTCAATTAGTCCAACAACAATGCCAATGTGTGAAATGCGATCAACGCCGTCATGTGGGAAATCCATAAATGCCAGGTAGCCCAGTTGTGGCATGCCTGACCAACGCTGAATCTCTTTGAATTTATGTGCCCCAACGGCAGTGCCAACGACTGAATGAATTTTGACCCCTGCTTGCGCTGCACACCAATTGACAAAACTGCCACACCAGGGCAAACCGTCTGCCTTTGTAAATTTGCCGTACTTTGTCAGGTTGTCGCCTTCTTCGATCGTGCCGACTTCAGCTGCTGCGACTTCGATCAACCTGGCGTTTGTGCCTTGTGGGTATGTCATTTGCCTAACTTTAACCCGTCAGGAATTGGCTTTGAATAATTCCAGGCTGCAATGTAATCGCCTGCGCCGTCTGAATCATTTTGAACAACAATAGTTCCGTCGGCAAATAAGCGAGAATTTTCAAGTTCTGGATACGCTGCGATAATTTGATCGTACATGTTAGCCCCTAATCCAAGTGCCGCTGAAATTTGTAATGTCGCTTCCGTTTGTAATTGTGGAATTGAGTTGCTGTAAAGCGTAACCTTCTACATAATCGCTCGAACCGTTCAAATAAACGATATCTGAAACTTGTGCTGGTGCGTAATTTTGCCCATTAATCATCACTTCACTTTTTGAATAAGATGACCCGTTTTTGTAAATGGCGCAAAGAACATAAGACGGATTGCCTGTCAAACTGTTATAAACATTCAAGTTGATTTGATAATAACCCGCAGTTGTTGGCGTAAAGCGATAATTCGTTGTGCTATCGAAACACGAATCAGTGTCAAAAGTTTCTCCATTGAATTGAACTTTTGTCCAAGTATTTGAAGCGGCTATAGTCTGAGTTGATGTATTTCTAAAAGCGCGAAATGCTGGACCACTTGACCCGCTTGGGGTTGCCCATGAAGGAACACCGCCAGCGACTGTGAGAACTTGACCAGTCGAACCAATGCCCAAACGTGTGTTTGTGTTTGCGGTTGCTGATGAATAAGCAATGTCACCAAGCGTTGTGCCTGGTTGTAATGCCTTCAGTCGTGTGTCAACGCCTTGCAATGCCACGTCGAAATCGGCGGGAAGGTCAGTTACTAAATCGCTTGGGCTGGGTAGTACAAAACCATAGTTCGTGGTCGGGTTTGCCATAGTGTCTCCTTCTTAGGTGATAATTGTTGCACGCGCCCAGTCAAGCGTTGGCGACACGCCCGACCAAGTGAATGTGTT